GCCTGGGGTATAACCTACGTTGTCTGCCATTTATCACTCCGGCCAGTCAGAAATTAACAGTGCTTCAACCGCCTCGACTGTGGTGCAGTTGGCCACGTCGGCCTCCAGCAGGTTGCTGTGCGCTCGCACGGCCTTGATCCACGACCAGATGCTTTGCAACTGTTGCCACTCGGGGCTAGTAATCTCGCCCAGGCTCACCAGTTCGACGGCTCGGGCGGTGAGGTTGGCCTGCATCCATTCCGGGTAGCGGGCGAGGATTGTCTGGCGAGCAGCCGCCTTGATGGCGATGCGCTGCGCGGCTTGGGCTGCGGGAAGCGCAGCGGCGGCGATCTCGGCGTCGGTGGGCTGAGGCTCTGGGCGGTTCCACACCGCGATGTAAGGGCCAGCACCGTTGTCTTGGAGCAAAACTTCGGACGCCAGATCGATGCCGGGAAACATATAGCTTAGTGTTGCAACAATCATGGCGCAGGCCCCAAAAACATTGCACTCAAGAAACACAAATTTGCTTCAGCTTGCACGGCTGCGATTACTGAACTGTCCTGAAAAGCCAAAAGACCTACGCTTAATGTTCCGTTCGCCACCACTACCGCACCGCCCGCGCCTCCCACTGATCCGTTTGCCACTGATGAGTAACCTCGGAATAAATCCCACGACTGAGCATTTGAACTAGATAGCGTGCCGCCGCCAGAAGTATCCACACCAATCCGCATAATCATCCGGTTTGTGTCGTTAATTCTGTCGATGCGAAACCCGCCGTTAATCAGCCAGCGCCCCGGCCGACGTAGTTTCATAACCTTGTTCGTGTCATCCCACACTGCGCCGTCGGAAACATCAGTTACCAAGCACGTAACTTTTGTAAACGTTGAAAGACTGCTAATTGTTTGATTGCTGGCGCTGCCTTTTGCCCGAGCGAACAATCTTTGCAAACCATCGACCTCAACAATCCATTCCGAATCGGCCGCGATACAGCGAAATATGACCAAGTCTCCAGTAGCAAAAACACGACTCCATTCGGCAGCGGGAGACCCGCCGTTGATCGTGTCGCCGGAGGCGGGTTTCAATAACAGCGCGTGGTCAGCGTCACCAACCTTGATGAACACCCCGACCCGATCACCGACCGCGCACGTCGCGGGCAGCGTGAAGTCCTGGCTGGCCGTCAGCCCGCTGATGTCAAGGATGTGCATGGTGCCGACGACACCAGTCACACCTGCGCCTGTCGGGCTGGCCTGAATCTCGTTTAAGCCCCAGTTGTTGCCCGTGGCTGCGGTGGCGATGACGCTGACAATCGCCGCCGAAGTGAACGACACGCGAGTCGTTGGCCCCGCCGACGAACCCTCCAACGTGCCCCGGTTAACTTGCGGTGTGGCGTTGGTGTAGGCGCAGTTACGGCAAACTTCCCAGTTGTTGCCCTCGGTGATGAGGATGTCCACCGTCGCATCGGCGCCGTAGGCCGAGGCAAACGACTGGTAGCCGGTGGTTGCAGCGTTGAGCGTGATCGTGCCGGTGCCCGACGAGGCGACCGACGTGACGGTCATCTGGACGCGGTTGCGGTGCAGGCTCACGCCTTGCCCAGCGCCTTGATCAGCGCCGCCCGCTGCTCGGGCGTGAAGTCGCGCACCAGCTCGTCGACGGCGGCGTCGGCGCGCAGGGCGTCGAGTTGGCGCACCAGCTCGGCGGCCTGGTCGCGCAGGGCGTCGCGCTGCGCGTTGATCCGGGCCAGCTCGGCCTCCAGGGATGCGATGCTCATGTCATTGCCTCGTCGGGTTGGTCTGCTGGATGGTGGGCGTGCCGAAGCACTCCTCGCTCTGCACGCCGCCGGGCATGTAGCGGCGCAGGGCGGAGTCCCACGCGGCGGCCTTGCGCGCCTCGGCGAGGATGCGCGGGTCATTGCTGAGGCCGAAGTTGGAGCCGGCGCGCAGGAGGATGGCACTGTCCTGCGCCACACGCTCAGCCTGGGCCCACTCGTCGGCCAGCAGGCCCTGCTGGCGCAGCTGGGCGGCCAGCTCGACGGCGACGTGGCCCTCGAGCTGCACGACGAAGCTTTTGGCCCCGTCCTGGAACTGCAGCAGCACGTGCTCGCCCTCGCGGCGGATGCGGGTGGTGAGCATCAGAGCTTGAAGATCTTGTTGGCGCCGTTGTCCCATTGGGCGGTGATGTCGCCGCCGTTGGGAGTGACGGGCAGGCCGGTGGCGGTGTCGATGTTGCAGATGAGCCTGCTGGTCGACTCGGTGCCGGTGTGGCGGTAGATGTCGATGCTCTCCGCCTGGTCGCCGGTGACGGCGGTCCAGGTGAGGTCGGCCGCATCGGCGACGCCGTTGGTGGCGGTCTTGCTGGCCATGGCGCTTGAGGTGGCCACGCGCGAGGCGACGGCGCGGTCGTCGAGGTTGTCGTCGACGGCGAGGTCGATGGTGTCATCGGCCTCGTCGATCAGGATGGCCCGGGTGTCGTTGGTGTCCCAGTCGATGCTTCCGTCGAGGAAGCCTTCGCGGCCCTTGTCGTACAGTGCGTTTGCCATCGTGGTCCTCGTCAGAGTCGCTCGATCGACCGCTCCGCGGTGCGGTAGCTGATCAGGTAGGTTTTGGTAACGGCGGCGACGTCCTCGCTCATGCCGTCGCGCAGGCGTCGGGTCGGGCCTTCCTGGATGTCCTCGGCCAGCCCGTTGAGCCACAGGCCCTCGACGCTCTGCGCGCCGAGGATGCGGTTGTGCGACTCGACGAGCGCGGCGTCGGCCTGGGCGTAGGGCGCCACGCCCTTGGCCAGCACGGTGACCTCGACCTGCAGCCGCCGGCCCAAGATGCCGATCAGGATGCGGTCGGGCGTCTCCTCGTCGCCGGCTTCGACGACGACGCAGGGCATGTGCGTGGCCCGGCGGGCGTCGACGATGTCGCGGTACACCCGCGCGGCGGGCACGCTGTCGAGCGCGGGCACGGTCAGCAGGGTGACGACCTCGTCGACGATCTCCTGGGCGGCGGATCTCATGCGGCCCTCAGGGTCACGCGCTTGACGCGGCCATCGTCGATGCGCACGACCTCGCGCACGGCGTAGGCGCCACCGTCGACGTTGATGACGTCACCATGCGCCAGCGCCGGCCAGGTGGCGGTGGGCAGGGTGATGGCGGGCTCCTCGTCGATGACGAGGTCGCCGAGCACGTTGCGGGTGGGCTGGTCGAACAGCACCAGGGCCTGCTCGGCGCCCCAGCTGGCCTCGACGCCGAAGTCGACGAACATGGCCGCCATGTTCTCGGTCATCGGCATCAGGCGGCGACCTCCTCGGTGGCCGGCTCGAGGTAGGCGACGACGGCGGCCTCGATGTCCTCGGCGCGCACGACGGCCTGGCACAGGGCGGCGCCGGTCGGGGCGTCGATCTGGCAGTGCTCCATGGTGCGCTGGATGCGGTGGCAGGGGTGGCAGCTGACCACCCGGGGCGACACGGCGACGGTGTTGTGCCAGTCGCGCGTGAGGTTGTCTTCGCTGCTGTGCGAGAGCAGCACGACCTTCAGCGGCGGCTCGTAGGCGACGGCGTTGACGATCGCACTCTCGGTGCCGACGACGACGTCGGCCAGGGCGGCGAAGGCCATGGCGTGACGCACGTCCCACTCCAGCCCGACGATGCGGCCGTGCTGCCGGCCGTCGAGCGTGGCGCCGCGCAGGTCGCCGAGCACGATGGCGTGGATGCCGCGCGCATCGAGCACGTCGATCATGCGCTGCACATGCGGCCAGTGCTTGGGCGGCGTGCTTCCGTTGGGCGCGATGACGACGACCTTGCCCGGGTAGCGCGCGCGCTCGATGACGGCCCAGCCCTGCTCCTGCAGGGTGGGGTAGAACTTCTGCCGGGGCTCGGCATCTTCGGGCAGGCCTGCCGCCTGGTGCAGGGCCTGCAGGTAGTTGGCGCTGCCGAACATCGCGCGCCGCATGGCCTCGGGGCGCCAGAAGTCGGGCTCGTTGCTGGCGGGCAGCAGCCGGGTCTCGACGACGCCGCAAAGGTTGATGAAGCGGTCGTACTTCTTTTCCTCGTAGAGGAAGAAGCCCAGCAGACCGGCGCCGTCGTACAGCGGCGGGACGACGACGATGCGGTCGACGTTGGGGTCGTGCCGCAGCATGGCCTCCCCGGCCTCCTGCGTGTAGACGGTGACGTGGTAGCCCTGCTCCTTCACGTGCGCGATCACCGAGCTGGCCCACAACGCATCGCCCAGGGCTCCCATCCGCACGATGGCGGCGGTCTGGGCGGGCTTTGGGTTGCGCCAGGACTCGAGCCGCTGGCCGTCGGTTCGCCGGCGCCAGACCTGCAGGAAGCTGTACTCCCGCCCGCCGCTGCGCACCTCGTTGCGCTCGAGGTCCCAGCCGCCTTTGGCCTGGGCCATGGCGGCGATGATGTGCTCGGGTGCGAAGTCGTGCTTGTGGTCCACGTTCGCGCCAGGCTGCCCGATGCGCGGGTAGTGGTCGCGATGCGGCAAATAGAGGATCAGCGTGCCGCCGGGCCGCACCAGGCGCCACCACTCACGCAGCGCCGCGCGGTAGTCCTCGATGTGCTCCAGGGTGTGGCTGCTGAAAACGCAGTCGAACTGCTCGGAGCCAAAGACCTCGAGGTCGGAGGCATCGGCGTTGATGTCGGCCTTGACGGGCGTGCCGAACAGGTGCACGTCTTTGAACGAGTCGACGCCGACGAAGTGCGGCCACACCTTCTCCGCGCCGCAGCCGATGTCGAGGCAGCGGCCGCGCACGTAGGGCACCAGCTCGTGGCGGATCTTCGCGGACTCGCCGCCCTGCGGATCGTCGGGCCGCCAGGTCATGCGCGCTTCTTCCTCGCGGGCTCGGCCGGGGCGTCGACCTCCGCAGCGGCCTCATCGTCGGCCGCAGCCGCGGGCTCGACGATGCGCGCCTTGTTCATGGCCACCAGCTCGCGGGCCTGCGCGCGCGGCAGGTCGATGACGCGGCCGGGCTCGATAACGACGCCGCCGGCGTAGAAGCCTCGCAGCGCCTCGATGGTCACATTGCTCATGTGGTCTCCAGACGGGGCCGAGCAGAGCACCTGCCCGACCCCCCGCGGGTTAGGCCGTGATGCCGGTGCCGAGGCTGAAGGCGCCGGGGTACCTCACACCCACGTCGACGGTGTAGAAGGCTCGCACGCCGACGATGCCCGCAGCGAAGTTCGCATACGGATTCGCCTCGACCTCGAGCACGCCCCACTCGCCGACAATCACCTGGCTGAAGTCGCCCATCAGCAGCTGGCCGCTGGACATCTGGTTCGACGACATCGCACGCAGGCCTTCGATCTGGCCGTTGAGGATGTTGCCGTTCCAGATGGGCGTGTCGGTGTTGGAGAACCGGGCCTTCTGCTTGAGGATGCTGGCGATCGCGGGCGTGGTGACGTAGCCGGCGTTTGCCGTCAGCGCGTTGGCCACCGCGGCGTCGGTCTGGAACTCAAGCACGTTGGCATACGTGACGGTGCCGGTGGTGATGGTCACCGAGCCGATGCTGCCGGTGTTGATGATGCCGGTGGGCTGGCCACCCGTGCCCGGGCCGCTGATGCCGGCACTGTCGACCGCGAGGGCGACGACGGCCGCCAGGTCGTTCATGACCAGCATTTCCGCGTCCGGGCTGGACTGCAGCAGCAGCTGGCGCGAGATCTCGGTGTAGCCGCCGACGTTTTTGGGCGTGAGCGTCATCTGCCCGATGACCATCTGGCTCTCGGTGATGGCGGTGGCTTCGTTCGCCAGCCAGTAGCCGGTGCCGGCGGCGGTCTGACGCGGCACGGCCACCGAGCCCTGCAGGCCGGACAGGCGCGTGGCACCCATGTTGAACAGCACCGAGCGGTTGCGCAGCAGCTCGATGAAGCCTTGATTGCCGGTGCTGACCAGGAAGCCGCCCATGGTCGAGGTGCCGACGATCAGGTCACGCTGCTGGACGTCCAGGGGCACGAAGAAGGTGTGCTCGTTGACGTGGCGACCCATGCGCCGGGCGATCTCCTGCGAGGCCTCCAGCTCGAGGCCGGCCTTGTCCCAGCTCTTGTTGATGACGGCATTGATGGCCCGCATCATCGAATACTTGCTCAGCTCGCGCTTGCTCATGTCGAGCTTGGTGCGGGACTCGGAGGCCTTGCTGCGGTCGGCCATGAGCTTGACCACTTCCTTGCCGGCATCGTCGAGGCTGGTGCCGGCGTCGATCCAGCGCTGCAGGGTCGGGACTTCGACTTGGTACTGGGTCGCCAGCCGCTGCAGGCTGCTCACGCGGCCACGCTCGAGCTGGGCAGCGGTGGTGTGGTCGAGGACTTGCACATCGGCGCTTGCGCCCGCCGCGGCGTTCTCATCAGCCATGTTGGCTCCTTTCGAGGCTGCGGCGACAGCCGCGGGTTTTTCGATGCTGCGGACCGTCACCTCGCGCTCGTCGGCGTCGACGGAGCGGCCGATGCCGACACTAGGGTCAGCCGGCACGGTGACGATCGAAATTTCCATGGGCTCCCAGTCGGTGGCCCGGTAGGTGTCCGACTTGGGCTCGACGTCGTAGCTGTGCACGCGGTACATGAACGAGACATTCCGCAGCACGCGGTCCTGCACCATCTGCAGGATCTCGTCGGCCCGCGAGGTCTTGGCGAAGCGCACGTCGGCGTAGCCGCGCTTGTCGGTGCCGATGTCGGCCCGCTCGACGACGCCGATGACGTCGTTCATGTTGTGGTTGAACAGCAGCGGCGCCCCGTTGTTGAGCCGGTCCATGCGGGCGGCCGCCTTGCCGTGGTCCAGCACCTCGGTGCCGAACCAGCGGTCCACCGGCGCCTCGGAGCTGAACGACAGCCGCACGGTGCGCGACTCGGCGTCGAGCGCATCGGCGCGCACCTCGGCATAACGGTGCAGGGGTTTGAGTTTCATGCGTGGCTCCTCAACGGGACGATGCGGCTGGTGTCGGCCGCGTCCTCGGGGTCGTCCTCGGGGTCCGGCGTGGCCGGGGTCTGCGCACCGGCGGGCTCGGGCATGTCTGCCTCGTCGGGCACGGGCAGGCCGTTGGCCTGGCGCTCGGGGTCGGTGTCGAACTGGAGGTCCATCTCGTCCATCATGTCCAGCTCGTTGCGCCGCCCCTCGAGCACGTCCTCGATGTCGGCCCCGCCGGCGGTCTGGGCGATGACGTCGGCCACGGTGGTGAAGCCGCAGCGCACCGCCTCCTTGTAGGCGGCGACTTCGCGGGTGGGATCGACCCAGCTCCAGCCGCGCGTTTTGAACCGCGCCGCCTCGAAGCGCTCTCGGTTGTCGATGTAGCTCGCCAGGTCAAGCCCGCGGATGGCACCGGCCAGCACGGCGGCCTCCATCCAGACGCGATGCAGCTCGGCACGGAACGACCGGATGAACCAGCCCTGCAGGATGCGCCAGAGGTCGCGGTCGTCGAGCAGGGCCAGGCGCGAGCTGCTGTAGTTGCTCTGGCTGTAGTCGCGGCTCAACGACTCGTAGCTCACGCCCACCCCAGCGGCGACCTCGCGCAGCATCAGCCGCATAAACGGGTCCATGTTGGGGTTGGGGCGGTTGGGGTTGTTCATCACCACGTCCCACCCGGGCGGCAGCTGCTCGACGATGCCGGGCTCCATCGCCACCTGGCGCTGGTCGGCCTCCTGGCCGTCTGGCGGCAGCGGCGAGTTGTCGGGCGTCTTGATGAACGCCATGTAGCTGGCGGCGCCGCGGGCCGCGACGATCTCGGCCTCTGAGTACCCGTCCATGTCGTTGAGCCGCCGCATGGCCGAGTGCAGCCAGGGCTCGCCGCGGGACTGCGGCCAGCGGTCGACGATGTAGAGGTGCATCATGTCCGCAGCCGGCACGCGCACCAGCTGGTCGGGCGTGCCCGCACCGACGGCGACGTCGCCCGGGTGCACCGAGTGCAGCCAGTAGGCGACCGGCCGGTGGAAGCCATCGATCTCGACGCCCATGCGCACGGCGTTGCCGTTGGGCGCGCGACCGATGCTGTAGTGGTCCGCCAGGCGCTCGGGCTCGATCACCTCGAGCGCCAGCGGGACGGGGCTGCCCGGCATGGCGGTGCGGTGCAGGCGGATGAGCACTTCGCCGGCCTCGAACACTTGCCCCATGGCGAAGCGCTCGAGGTCGGCGAAGTGGAGCTTGCCGCCAGTGTGACAATGCACCGCCCGCGTCCAGCGCGACCAGGTGGTCTCGATGGCGTCGTTCAAGGCGCGGTCCATCCGGCCGCGCGGGAACTTGACCTGCGCCTGCAGGCCGATGCCGGTGCCGACGACGTTGTTGACGACGATGACCTTCGCCCGCAGCGCGTAGCTCGCATCACGCACCAAGGCGCGCGAGCGGCCGCGCATGCGCTGCAGGCCGCCGATCAGCTCGGCATCGGCGGAGCTGTTCGACCCCTGCCAGCCGGCCGTAAGCCGCCCGCCCGCCGCGGCGTGGTAGCTGCGCAGGCTCAGCCGCGGCACGCCCCCGGCAGCCGCCCCTGGCGCGATCCAGCTGGCCACCCGGGCGCGCAAGCGGTCGAAGGCACCCATCAGCGGCCGAACCTCGCGAACAGCCGGCGCGGGTTGCCCAGGCCGCGGGCGACAGAGTCGAAGCTCGCCTCGTCCTGCACCTGCTTTCGCCAGTATTCGATCTGCTGGACGAAGTCTTTCGACGTGCGGAACCACATCTCCCGCCCGCCGATGGTGTACCGCTGCACCAAGCCCTGGCCGTTGACGACGTAGTCCTTGAACGCCGCCTCCAGCTCCTCGAGGATCACCCGCGCGTTCGACCGCGCCTCGAGGCCCGCCAGTTGGGCCGGCAGGTCGGGCTTGACGGTGATGGTGCCGCTGTCGACGGTGTAGCGCTCGCCGGCCTTCTCGACGTAGGCCGCCCAGGCGTAGGTGCCGGGCGACCAGCCGTCGGTGGTGGTGGCCGGCACGTTGACCAGGTGGTCGGCGCCGGAGGCCGTGGCGACGATGTCGATGTGCCCGGCCGCGTTGATCAGCCGGTAGGACAGCGTCCAGCCGTCGGAGGCAGGATAGTCGCCCAGCGACCGCGTCCATTTGACGGTGTCGCCGGCAACGACGATAGCGGGTTCCTGAGTCGGGACAGGGGCGGCCATACCCCTATTCGATCAGGGTGCCGCGGACATTTTCACCCCCAAAAATGTCCGCCCCGCGGGCGGTCTAGCGCTGCGCGATCCGCCTGATCTGCCGCTCCGACAGCCCGATGTGGCGGGCCAGATCACTCGCGCTCGTGCCCATCGCCAGCGCCTGGCGCACGGACTCGTCCCGGGCCATCTTGCGCCCTGCGACATAGGTGTACTGCCCGCCCCACTCCAGCCGCACCTGCCGCTCGATCTCCGCCAGCTCCCGCACCTGCTGATGGCCCAGCCGGGCCTGGATGCGCGCGATCAGGTCTGCCACGACGTCCGCCATCATCGCCTCCACTTGGTCGCAAAACCGCCCGGCCGCCGAGGCGGCATCCCCCGCGCCGGCGCAGGGGCCGCCGCGGCGGGAACTGGTAAGGATTCCTTGTCAGTTGCCGCCGGCGCCTCGGCCGGCGCCGCCACCGGCTCGGCCGCCGGCGCTGCGGCGTCGAACAGGTCGCGGGTCTCGACGCGGGCCATCCACGTCTGCCAGTCGGCCTCGCGCCAGCGCTCCAGCCCCGCCCAGTGCGCCGCCGCCAGGGCGTAGACCGCGCAGTCCAGCGCCTCGTTGCGCCGCCCGGCCGGCTTGACCCACTCCAGCCGCGGCCGGCCCTTGACGTAGCGGCTCACAAGCCGCTCGGCCGTCAGCTGCTCGAACACCTCAGCCGGTAACGACTTGGGCAGGTGCACGTAGCCCGGCCCGGGCGTCGCCGTGCGCAGGCGGCCGTAAATCTCGGCCTTCGCCGTGTCGGTGCCGATCGGCCATAGCCGCACGCCGCGCTTCGCGCGCTCGCCGCGCCAGTTGATGTCCTGCTCGGTGGGCTTGCCGAGCACGGCCCGGCCGGTCTGGCTCGAGCCCTTGACCGCGTGCACGTGCTCGCGCAGGTGCGCCCGGGCGTAGCGGTACACCGCCTGCGTGTGGTGACCGCCCGAGTCGATCATCACGGCCAGCAACGGCACCGTGCGCCCGCTCGCGTGCGCGATCGCGCGACGGCGATGCTCGGTCAGCGCCCGCCAGGGGCTGTCGGCCGCCTCCTCCTCGACCGCCGGGTCGCCGTACACGACTAGGCGCTCCACCAGCTGGCGCTCCATCCCGCGGCCCCAGGCCCAGGTGTAGGCCTCGATGCGATCGGCCTGGACGTCCACGCCCATGGTGCAAACGCAGTGCCCCCAGGTGACGGTCCCCAGGGCGATGTCCTCGGCCCGGCGCCGCAGCGCGTGCTCGTCGGCCTTGTCGCCGTGCTCCTCGAAGGTCTCCGCCAGCCGCGTGTTGATGAACACCCGCAGCAGCGTGATGTCGCCCGACCGCGCCGCGACCATGGCCGCGTGCCACTCCATCACCAGCTCGGACCAGGACACCCAGCCCAACGGGCTGTAGAGGCTCGACAGATGAAAGCCCCGCACCCGTCCGCCCGCAGCCCCCGGCACCTGGGCCACCCAGTGCCCGGCCGCCAGCATGGCGGGCTTGTGGTGCTCACGGATCTCCGCCGCGCAGTGCCGGCACACGTAGCGCACCGAGCTGGGCTCGGGCGTGCCGTCGCCGTGGCTGCTCCACTTGACCCCGTAGGGCAGCTCCGCGCCCCACTCCAGCGCCTGGTGCTCGCCGCAATGCGGGCACGGGACCTCATAGCGGCAGCGGTCGCTCGCCAGGTAAGCCGCCTCGATGCGGGAGAAGTCCCGCGTCGTGGGCGTGGACGTCTTCAGGCGCTTGCGGCGGGCAAAAGTGGTCTGCCGGGCCTCGGCGAGTTTGATCGGGTCGCCTTCTCCGTCCGCATCGAGCGGATAGGCGTCGATTTCGTCCAGAAAAAGGTCTCTAACCGGCATTGATCGCAGGCCGGCGGCGCTGTTGGCGCCGGCCACGGCCATGAAGCCGCCGGCAAACTCCTTCAGCAGGGTGGTGTTGGCGTCGTCGCGGGATCGGTTTTGCCGCACCTTGCGGTGCAGCACCGGGCTCTCCTCGATCATCGGGGTCAGGCGCTGGTGGCTGTACCGTTTGGCCATGTCGATCGTCGGCTGCACGATCATGATCGGGCCTGGGTTGTTGTCGACCAGGTAGCCGAGCCAGTTGGAGCCGATCGTCGTCTTTGAGGTCTGCGCGCCC